GTGTCTTTGACACGGCGTTCGGGGATTCATTGGTTACCTTTTTAGGTTGCTGCTCCCAAGCTGGCACTCCCAGTAAATAGCGGCTAGGTCATTTGTATGACGCAACAGATAATGACTGAAAACGACAAGCGTTAACAACAACGATGAGGCAAAAACCCAAGGGACTCTTCGTAAGAGAGTTTCCAAGGGAATTTCCAAGTCGACCCCGGTCGCAAGACCGGAACCATCTTATATGGCCCGGCATGCAAATGCATTAACGGAGACATATTCTAAATTGCTTAGATTACATCATGTTAAGCAAGCTCATCTTAAAGAAAAGTTATACTCACATTATTTGAGCAAACTTCGAGATTTAGATGAAGTCGACATCATGGGTGCTATCAAATGCAGTATAGCTATCTGGGTAGCAAGAAGATTTAGACAAAAAGAACTGCCTGAAAAGAAGAAAGGTTTCTTCCATCTCTTTCCTAGGTCACTTAAACGAATTTTAAATGTGAAAACAAATATAAGTCGTAAAAATGATAAAGATAAGAAAAAGGCTATTCGGTTTATCTGGTCTATTGCTCAAGCTAAAAGAGGATGCGCGGAAGTATGCGATCAGAACGTCACAAACCAATTAGAATCATTTAGAAAAATGGTAATGAGTGGTGGTGAGGCTCCGGTTGATACTGAGCAAGAACTCTTTGAACTAGGTAAAACCTTTGGAAAATTCGTTAAACGAAATTACGATCCAACGATTTTTACATATCCAGGTGCAGGTGCTACATTAGAGACATCAAAAAAGCAAGGTGGCACAAAGAAATTCGTAAGAGAAAGAATGTTAGATAGAAACTTTCGTGAAGAACCATTCTGCATATTACTATCAGGAGAACCTGGAGTAGGCAAAACGACACTTAACAAAGCTATTGTCAAACATTTCGCTGAACGTTTTGATCTACCAGATGATTGTGTATATACACGTACGTGTAATACTGAACACTGGGATGGTTATAACGGACAGTTCTTTACAATTATTGATGACTTTGGCCAGAACACCGACTATAAAGATGTTATTGAATTGATTACACTTGTATCTTCAAATCATTATGTCTTACCTATGGCAAAACTTAATGACAAAGGTATGAAATTTTCTTCGAAAATTATCATCCTTAATACCAACCAAACAAGTAACCATGTTACTAGTTTTGGACTCGGACAGATACAACCAACCGTATTCGATAAGGTAGCTTTATATAGACGGTTCCACGCAAGTATTCGTATTGAAGCGCGTCATCAAGACAAGCTTGAAATAACTTACAATAAGAATGGACTTGATTGGATTGCTAGAATGAAATACACAGGCTGTCGACAATCTCTTGGTGAAACTATCTCAAAATCTGAATTGATTAAGCGTATATTTGCACATTATGTTACACATAACGGAAAATGGATGCTTGAAGGAGGAATTTCTGATACATATTCAGAATTCGGCCTTATATTCAAGAAAGAGAGAAAGTCTCATTGGGTCTCAACGCAAGAATATCCATGTGATTATAATGTGAAACCAGTTGGATTAAAAGAACCTCTTAAAGTAAGAGTAATTACCAAAGGTCCAGGTAGTCATGCTGTTTTAGGGAACTTTCAAAAAGCTCTCTGGAAAAGTTTGACAGATTTTGAACCTGAAGTTTTTGCTCTAACTCATGGTAAACTCGTGCAAGATCTAGACACTAGTATCGAAGATGGAGAAAAGTATATGTCAATTGACTATACAAGTTCCACCGATTGTATCTATCAAAATGCTAGTGAAAGTTTACTAAGAGGTATTCTTGAAGAAATCGATCATGTTCCAACACGTCGATATGCACTTTCTGGATTGAAAGCGATATTAGACGGTGTTCCCACGACTAGAGGACAAATGATGGGTTGGAGGTTATCCTTTCCACTACTTTGTCTTATCAATTACTATGTTGTAAAAAAGTCCGGTTTTCGGAAATTTTTCATAAATGGTGATGATGCTCTAGCTTTTGGTACTGATAAGAACATTGATGATTTTAACACGATACATAAATCCGTTGGTTTCGAGAAATCGATAGGGAAAAACTTTATATCGACAGATTTTGGAACAATCAATTCACAGATAGTTTTCAGAGGAAAGTACTTACCATATTTCAACTTATTAGTCGAAAAAAGGAGTGATACATACCAAACATTCAGTGAAGCACAGAAGGCATTCAATATACCATATATTATCAAAGATAATAGAGAATGTTTAAAGAAAACCCCAATGAGCTTGGATGTCAGTAAGAGTCACGGTGGTATTGGTTACAAAAATGTTAAAGAAAATAAGAAGTCTAGAGCGGTATATGCCGTTAAACTTCTACAAAATCTTAATAAAAAATTTGTAACACCACGAGGTACATTCTATATGCATCCTGAAGGCAAGAAAATGCCGATTGACACATATGAAAACTTTTTGGAAGACAGTGAACCAAAACAACATACTGAAATGACTAATAAAGAGTTTTTGAGATTAACTCGTAAGTACCGAGAGTTTCCCGGATACAGAGAGTTCGTCAAAAATGGCAATTTATTCATGTCACCAAATTTGTCAATTAAAGGTTATCTACCCAAACCGATGTCTTTAAATCTCAAGAAATACACGGAAAAGAATATGTCACACGTTAATCGTTTTGTATACCAGCTTACGACGAAGGGCCAAATAAATGGTTTGCTTAAAGTGAA